TCCATATTGTATAGAATATATAGAAGAAAATAATGAATTAGTACCATCATTAGTTGATAATTGCAAATTGGCAGTATATAGAAAAGAATATGATGGAACATTCACTGAAATAGAAAAAAATATAGATAATGAAGAAACATTATATATTGTCGATCCTCATCCATCATTAGATTATGCTAGATATAGAATAGTAGCAAAAACAGATGATACTGGGGCAATAAGTTATGCCGATGTAGAACCTTTAAAAATAGGAGAAACATCTATAATAATACAATGGGCTGAAAAATGGAGTCCATTCAATGTTGATGATAATGGTGATGGATTAGTAGAGCCACCTTGGTCTGGTTCACTAATTAAATTACCTTATAATATAAGTGTTTCTGATAATAAACAACCAGATGTATCTTTAGTTAATTATATAGGAAGACAGCATCCAGTTAGTTATTATGGAACACATTTAAATGAAAAATCTACATGGAATGTTGATATTCCAAAATATGATAAAGAAACACTATATGCAATTAGAAGATTATCTAGATGGACTGGAGATGTTTATGTAAGAGAACCTTCTGGAATAGGCTATTGGGCTAATGTAGTTGTTTCATATAGTCTTAAATATTCAGATTTAGTAGTTCCTATAAGCTTAAATATAACTAGAGTGGAAGGAGGTATTTAGTATGATTGATTGGTCTGAATCAATGAATCAGACATTTGAATACTATATAGTAGATCCAAACACTTGGAAAGATAAGGAAAAATTAACTACTGTAAAATCTAGTAGTATAACAAGAGATAGCGGAGTTGAAACATTAGGCTCCGCTTCTATTGATATTAATGATATGGTTGGAGAATGTTACATAAGAATATATCTTGTAGCAACTCAAAATGTAGTAACGGAAAAAATATCATTAGGTGTATTTTTAGTTCAAACACCAACATCAAGTTTTGATGGAAAGGTAAGAACAGTATCTATGGATGCATATACACCATTAATAGAATTAAAAGAGAAACAAGTTCCATTAGGATATTCTTTATTAAAAAATGATAACATTTTAGAGCAAGCATATCTTATAGTAAGAGATAATGTTAGAGCTCCAGTTGTTAAAACTGAATCTGACCAAACATTACAAAGTACTTTTGTAGCTAATACTGGTGATAATTATTTAACATTTATAATTGATTTGTTAGCCAGAGCAAAATATAAATTAGAATTGGATTCCGATGGAAAAATATTGTTTGCTCCATATCAAACTTTTGATCAATTACAACCAGTATATACTTATAATGATGATAACAGTTCAATTTTATATCCAGAAATAAACATGTCTCATGATATTTATGGAATACCAAATGTTGTAGAGGTTGTATGCTCTATTGGATCTGAAATATATTCAACAACAGTAAGAAATACGGATCCGAATAGTCCAACGTCAATACAATCTAGAGGTAGAGAAATAATATATAGAGATACGTCTCCTAGCTTACAAGGATATCCAACAGTAGAACAGATAAATGAATATGCCGAAAATTTATTAAAACAATTAAATTCAGTAGAGTACCAAATATCGTATTCTCATGGATATTGTCCAGTAAGAGTAGGAGATTGTGTTAGATTAAATTATACAAGAGCTGGATTAAATGGCGTAAAAGCCAAAGTTATATCACAAAATATAAAATGTGATTCAGGAATAACTGTTTCTGAAACAGCTATATTTACTAAAAATTTATGGAAATAAGGAGGTAATATTATGGCATTATCACAAGATATAGTTTCTCAATTTGCTAAATTGGTTGACAATAAAAAAGAAGAGAAAAAAGAAGAAACCATAAGAGGAACATATAAAAAAATAGGAAATGTTGAATATGTACAATTAGATGGTTCTAATGTATTAACTCCTGTAGAATCTACTGTTGAAGCAGAAACAGGCGATAGAGTACAAATAATGATTAAAGATCATTATGCCACAGTAACAGGAAATATAACAGATCCTGCTGCTCGTAGTAGATCCGTAAAAGATTTGGCTGATACTGTTGATGAACATGGTAATACAATTCAACAAATGGATAATACAATAATACAACAAGGAAATTCCATAATTCAAATGGATAATACAATAAATCAACAAGGTAATACCTTGAATCAGCATAACAATGCAATTAATCAACAAAATGATAGAATTGTATCATTAAATAATACAGTAATAGCTCAAGGAAATTCAATAGAAGCTAATAGTAATAGTATAGTTGCTCAAGGAAATATTATAGATAGTATGAACAATACCATAACTGAGCACGGAAATAATATAACTAGTATTAATAATACAATTCAACAACATAATAATAGAATTACTCAAAATGAGAACACTATTACTCAACAAGGTAACACCATAACACAATATGGTAATACCATTACTCAACAAGGAAATATCATCACTCAACAAGGTAATACTATAACTCAACAAGGCAATACGATAACACAACAAGGTAATACTATAACTGAACAAGGTTCTAATATTACTATATTAAATAGTGCGTTTACAATAAATCAAGGTGTATTAACTGGTTTATCAGCAGCTATTATTGATAAATTAAAAACAGATAGTCTTGATGCTGCTTATGCAAAAATTGATTTTGCTAACATTAATATGGCTTCAGTTGGTCAATTATTTGCTAAATCTGGTATAATAAATGATCTTGTTGTTGGTCAATCAAGCATAACTGGTGAATTAGTTGGTGTTACTTTAAAGGGCGATTTAATTGAAGCTAATTCATTAAAAGCTGATAAATTGGTAGTTAAAGGTTCTGATGGTTTATATTATAAGTTAAATATAGATGGTATGAATAATATATCAACTACTCAAGCATCAAAATTTACATTAACCGATTCCGAACCAGATGATTGGTCTGATAGTTATACTAATTATTACATAATTCAAAATGGAAACTATGTTCATGTAACAGAAGGTCAATCTGCTCCATCTTGGGCAGCTAATACATACTATAAATTAAATTCTGCTCATGAAACTGGTTTAGATGGTACTGTAATTGTTGCACAATCTGTTACAGCAGACAAAATTCAAGTTACTGATTTAGTAGCTTTTGGAGCTACAATTGGCGGATTTATAATTGGCAATACCAATATACATACCATTGGCAAAGATGCAATAAATTCGAATGTTACAGGCATATACATGGATAAAGACGGACAAATTTATATTGGTGATAATACAAATGGAATAAAATTTTATAAAGACACTAATAATCAATGGAAATTAGAAATAACTGCATCTACAATGAAATTTAGCGGTAGCAATAAAACTATTCAAGAAGAAATTAGCGATATTGCCAGTGCAGCATCCGATGCTTCTACTGCAGCTAGTGCAGCTCAAAGTACCGCTAATTCAGCATCAAGTACAGCTAATACAGCAATTAACTTACAATATAATTTTATAAAAAACACATCTGGTCATGCGTTAAATCAAAATTATATTGTGGCTTCAGATGAAAATGGTGCATATGATTATATAACTAAAGATGCTGGTTTTGCTATAAATAAACCAATATTATTTGTCAAAAATACAATAAATTCGAATTATAGTTCATATGATAATTATACATCATATTATAGTATAAATTTTGGAAACACTTTATTGAAAAGTAATTCAACAACATGGTATATAAGTTCAACGAATCCTTCGGGTTCTTCGTCAGAGGGAAAACGTCATTTTAATACCTCGACAGGAAAACATTTCATTTATACAAATGGCAGTTGGACAGATTTGGGTTATCTTGTTCGACAAAATAAAACATTATATGCTAAAGGAAAAATTAAAAATCAATTATTTACAGTTGATGATGTAGCTTATATGACTGAAATACCAGATCCATTTAATTTGACAACATCAGAGCCAGATGATTGGTCTGATAATTATGAACATTATTTTCTAAAAAATGAAGATAATGAATATGTACATATTTCTAGTGAAACTGCTCCTACATGGACTGCAGATACATATTATGAATTTATTGATGATGGTTCTTATTACATGGTAATAGGATATATGATGACTAATAGCCAGAATAGTTTTTTAAATTATTTTACGCTTCAATCAGATCATCCAATATATAAATTCGTTGATGGTCAATTTGTTTTAACAAATCAAATAGATTTATATTTAACGCAAGATGATAAAGATAAAATGGAGCAAGAATATCAAAATTATTCTAATAGTATACTAGAGGAATATAAATCTACAGTTGATCAAAAATTTGATAACTATGTATCACAAACAGAATGGCAGGAAAGTTTTGGAGAAAATGGAACGATAACCACACAATGGAATACTGATATTGGAAAAAAAATAGATGAATATGATCCTAGTGGCTCTGGTATACAATGGGTTAACACAATGATTAATGCTATATCTAGAGGTGTAAAAATTTGTACAATAAAATATCAGTTAGTTGACACTGGTTTAAAACCAAGTAATCCGAAAGATGATCCAACTAATTGGGTTAGTACAGAAACATCATATTCTTCGGATCAAAAAGATTTATATGCTTGTTTAGGATTGTCATATACTAATAATGCATCCGATATTACAGCATATACTAATCCAAAAAAATTTAATGGATACCAATTAGCAAAAGAGGCTTATGGCATTAATGTTGACAATTCACAACCAATTAGTATGCCTTATATAAATATACATACAAATGTGGATGAAGGATATTCTTTAGAATTAGACAACATATCTATAATAATAAGAAAAGGATATCAAATTATATCTTCTTGGGAAAATGATACTTTTTCTATCGACACAGTTGTCTCAAATAGAATATTAGATGTCGGAGATTTTGAATTCATAAAAAATGAAACAACTGGTGGTTTAACATTTCAACATAAATAGGAGGTAATATATTATGGCAGTAGCAAATAAAGTTTTAACACTTACTCCAACAAATTATGGCGGACATAAAGCTGTGAAAGTAACTGCAACATTTATAGAAACAGTTAATCCAGAAACTAATAAAAGTACAATTAATTTTACAGTAGCATTGGACAGAAATTCATGGACAACAAGTTTTTATGATATGCATAACAAAATAAGAGTTAAAGTTACAATAAATGGAACAACAAGAATTGTTCCAATACCATCGTATAATCATAATGATACATGGAATGGTAAAATAACTACACCATCATCTACAACTTATAATGGTGGTACAACGGTAACATATTCTACTGGTGCATCAACAATTTATGCTGATTCAAGAGAATCAAATGGAAATACAATACCGCCAATAGGTGGTACAAATTTGGCTCCGGTTGTCGTAGCACATAATGACGATGGAACAAAAACTATAACAGTAGCAGTTGCAATTGAAGATGATCATTCTTCTTCTATAACATATACTACCGGTGCTGCTAGTACATCTGGGTCTTGGACATTATCAAATATAGCAAGAGCATCTACAATAGCTTTTACATCCGGAAGTACGTTGACAATAAAAGGAAGCGATTATTCTTCTAGTGAAAATGGTTTATTATTTACAATAATGAAAGCAAGTCCTTCTTATAGACATCAATTAAAAGCAATTTTTGATGGTGTAGGTTATACTATAGCCAACGACGTTGAAGCATCTACGGCTACAATTGGAAATTCTGTTAATTGGAAACCATCGCTTCTAACTCAAAAAGATTTATTATCTGGTATGCAGAATGTTATATCAAAAACTGGAACCATTGTATTAGAAACATATAATGGGTCTAACATGATCGGATCAAAATCATTAACATTTAGTATAAATATTGGAACTTCGTCTTTAGTTATGCCTTCTATAACAATTCCTAGTGGATCTAGTATATCTTTAATAGAAGGAGATAATACTCCTGTACGAGAACAAAGTTGGGGCGACAACATACATGTTAAAACCATGTCATGGCCAAAAATAGTAGACACAAATGTTGTTTATACTGCTGGATATGCGGCATCTATATCAAGCTATTCTTTAGATTATTATGATAATAATGACGTTTATATTTCATCCATAAATTCAATTAGTATAGCAGATTTAAATACTGTATTATCTACAAATTTTAATAAAAATGTACAGTATAAATATAAATTAAAAATAACTGATTCTAGAGGAAAAACAGCTAGTTCTGATTATTTACCATTTACATTATTAGATTATAGTATACCATATATAAATAATGGATACTCATCATATAGATGCAATTCTGGTGGAACATCAACTGATAAGGGAGAATACTTAAAATATATATTTTCTGGTGGAGTATCTAGTATTAATGGAAATAATACAATGACTGTTAGAGTTGGTACGAAAGTTTCAACAGATGCAACATATTCTTATCAAAATATAATAACTAGTGGCCAAACATTTTCTACAAATCAGATATCTGATAATGGAAATTTTAGTACTGGATCTAAATATGATGTTATATTTGAAGTAACCGATATATTTGGAGCGAAAGCAACTAAAACTATGTCTATTCAATCATCTTTTGTATTGATGGACTTTAAACCAGATGGACATGGTGTTGCTTTTGGAAAAACAAATACACAAGATGGTATGGAAATAGATATGCCAATATATCTTGGAGAACATGGTGAATTTAAAACCCCAGTTAAATCGTCTGTAGATAATTTAACAGAAGCATTATTTAAACAATTTAATTCAACTGTAACCACAAAAGCATTATTTAATTTAACAAGAGCTAATAGATTAGTTTGTTTGCCAGCCGATCAAATAATTATTGAAAAATCAACTGATAAAGGTGGTACTTGGTCAGATGCTGGTTTTACAGATGCACAAAAAGTAGCATTATTTTTAGGAGATAATTCTGGAGCAATTACTATACCATTAAAAAATGGTGCTAGAAGCACAGATTGCATGTTACGAATAACTATAACAGCTATGAAATACAATGTTCCTAGTGGTACTGCAGAAACTAGTAAATATAGTTATTGGAATAGTACGAATGTATCAAGTAATGAACGATATTGTACACTTCAAACCTTATATTTCTGGGTAAATACGTTGGAAGATGGTTTATGGTTAAAAGTAGAAAGAAGTACTGGTGGAGCTTCAACTACTTGGGAAACAATATTCGATACTTCAACTGATGCTGACAGACTTCCATTACGTGGATATTCAGGAATGGATGTTGTTTCTTTTGAATCTGCTCATTTTGGTGGTTCTACTACTCAAACGAATAACTGTTGGAATTATAGACTAACACTTAGATTATGTACAACAGATAGTACAAGCGATTCAACATTATTTGATGATTCTAAATTAAATAATACATCAACTTCTCAAACAACTATTATTGGTATAATGGGATATGGCGATAATTGTTGGAGAGCTTCTAACAATTTAATGAAATCAGATCATATATATACATGGGATGCAGATGGAAATGCTCAATTTCAAAGGCATATTCAATTATTGCCAGGTATAGGAATTCAACTTAAACCTATTACTGGAAGTGGATATATCAATTTATTTTGTGCTAATGGTAATAACCAAGACCAAACAATTCGTATTCCAGATAAAGCAGGTAATATAGTACTAGTTAAATCACTTTATAATAATACTAGTGGTGGAACTAATGCAGCTTTTTCTTTAAATGAGGCTTATACTAACTATGATTTAATTGAAGTTGTTTATAATTATACGAATAATTCTTCGTGGTTATCTGCAAGATTTATTCCTTCTAAGGGTTCTACCCTACAACTTATGGGAGATTATGATGATGGTACTTATCTATATCATATAGTTGAATTACTTAAATTCAGTGGTACCTCAGTTACTATTAGTAGTGCTATTAGATGGCGTTTTAGTACAAGTGGTAATGCAACAAGAGCAACAAGTGCGACAAATATAAAGATTCATACCGTATGGGGGTATAAAACACAATAAAAGGGAGGTTTAAAAATTGAGCGATTGGCTACAATTTGGAGCTACGATAGGAGTAGCAATAATAGGTTTAATTGGAATAATTATTCAAACTAAATCAAAAGAAAAACAAGAAAATATGTCAAAAACTCTAGACGCAATGCGTAAAGAGAGTAAAGATGGAGATAAACAATTATCTGGCAAGTTAGATACAGCAAAAATGCAAATACTTAAAGTATGGCTCACTGTAGAACTTACTAAAGTTAGAGATAAATTATATTCTCCAAACGAAGAACAAAAAAGGCTTCTTTTAGAAGCTAAAAGAGAATACAATAATTTAGGTGGGGATTCGTACGTAGACGACATGTTTGATGAACTAAAAAAGTCTAAATTATTATAAAGGAGGAAATCAAAATGGATATGTTTAAAGAATTCATAAAACCAGAATTATTAATATTAATACCAGTTTTATATTTAATTGGTATGGGAATTAAAAAATCTGAAATGAAAGATAAATATATTCCTTTAATATTAGGATGTGCAGCAGTTATATTATCAGCATTATATGTATTTGCTACATGTGATGCTCATAATTTTAAAGATATATGCTTAATCATATTTACATCAATTACACAAGGTATATTAACTGCTGGTGCTAGTGTATATTTTAATCAATTATACAAACAATCTAAAAAGAAAGATTAATGACTATAACAAATGATTTATATTTGTAGAAAGGAGTTTAAATATGTTAAAAATTAATGGGACTGCTATATTATTAACAAGGGGAGATAGATGTACTATTTCATTGAAAGTAAAACCAAAAGAAAATGAAAATTATATTTTAAATCCTGACGATATAGTATCATTTGCAATTTATAATAAAAAAGAATTAGATAAAGAACCTTTATTACTAAAGGAAACTACAATCTTAGAAGCTACTAATAATGTTGATATTTGCCTAACTAGTGATGATACACGAATTGGAGAATTAGCAAATAAACCAATAGATTATTGGTATGAAATTCAATTAAATTATGAACAAACATTGATTGGTTATGATGATGCTGGTCCAAAAATATTAACATTATATCCTGAGGGGAGTGACCTTAGATGAATACTGAATTAATTAATAATGATGAAATAGTAGCTGAATTATCTTCAGATATTGAGATAGAAACCGAATTATATCCTAAGGGGCCAAAAGGGGACACTGGTCCTGTTGGTCCTCAAGGTTTAAAAGGTGATCCTGGAGAAAAAGGCGAAAAAGGTGATAAAGGTAATCCTGGAGATACCGGTCCAAAAGGAGATAAAGGCGACCAAGGAGAAAAAGGTGATAAAGGTGATCCTGGTGAAAAAGGTGAAACCGGAAATCAAGGTCCACAGGGTATTCAAGGTCCACAAGGAGAACAGGGACCTAAAGGAGAAACTGGAAATCAAGGTCCACAGGGTATTCAAGGACCCCAAGGTGAGCAAGGCCCTAAAGGTGAAACCGGACCACAAGGTCCGCAAGGAATTCAAGGAAAACCTTTTACAATAGAAGACGTATATAGTACTGTTCAAGAAATGATTGCTGATTATGATAATAAAAATATAAATGATTATGTCATGATTCAAGGAAATATTGAACAAGAAGATAATGCCAAGTTATTTGTAAAAAAAGAAACTGAAGATCCTACTTATAGATGGATTTATATTGCTGATTTTTCAGGAGCCACTGGCATACAAGGTCCACAAGGAATACAAGGTATACAAGGCATACAAGGTCCTAAAGGAGAAACTGGTCCGCAAGGTGAGCAAGGCCCTAAAGGTGATCAAGGTATTCAAGGACCACAAGGTGAGCGAGGCCCTAAAGGTGAACAAGGTATTCAAGGAATACAAGGTGAAACTGGACCGCAAGGACCCCAAGGAGAACAAGGAGCTAAAGGTGAAACCGGACCACAAGGTCCGCAAGGAAACGATGGTTATACGCCTATAAAAGGAACCGATTACTTTACACAACAAGACATTGCTGATTTATCTACAAATTTCGAAAATGTTAATAATAAAATAACTACTATTTTGGATACAAGTACTGATACAGAATATCCATCTGCTAAAAGTGTATATGATTTTATTGATGCACGTTTTCCAGATGGAATGTATATTATGAGTTATGGAAAATCAACATGGGCTGATTTCATCGAAGCTTATCAAAAAAGAATGATTGTATATTGTAGAGCATCAAGTAGTAGTAATCCTGCTACTGGCTCTCAAACAAGAATGGCTTTCATGGCATATGTAAATAATGCTGATAATCCTACAAATGTTGAATTCCAATATTACAGAAGTATGTCTAGTCATAGTGCATCTCAACAAGGTGATCAAGTTTTCGTTTATAAATTAGATAAAACTAGCGGTTGGACAGTAACTACCAGAGAAGCATCTTCGAAAGTAGTTGTTGGCAATGGACTATCAAGTTCATATAGTACTGATACTGTAACATTAAGTGCAGATACAAGTGTATTAGCGACTAAATCTTATGTTGACAGTGCAATAGGCAGTGCGTTAGGAGGTAGTTATTAATGGCTAGAACAGATACATTAACAAATTATTTAACAGATATAGCAGATGCTATTAGAGAAAAAACTGGGTCAAGTGACCCTATACAAGCAAGTTCTTTTGATACTGCTATTGAAAATATCCCAAGTGGTGGCGGTTATCCACCTGATTGGAGTGAGATAGGATATTCAGGCACACCTGATTATATAACAAACGCTTTTGATTATGCAAAAGATATATATGATAATTGGGATAGTAGTATAACTTCAATGAGTTATTTATACAATGGTAACCAAACTTTGAATTTTATGCCTTTAGTTGATACCTCTAATGTAACAAGTATGTATTACACATTTTATGAATGTGCGAGATTAGTGTATGTCCCTCTATTAAACACGAGCAATGTTACAGATATGGAGGGAATGTTTAGTTCGTGTGGTAGTTTAAAATCTATCCCATCATTTGACACGAGCAAAGTTACAAATATGCGTAATATGTTTAGCAGTTGCCAAAATATAATAACAGTGCAACAATTAAACACCGAAAAGGTAAGTGATATGAGTGGGCTATTTAGTGGTTGCCAAAGATTAGTAAATATACCTCAACTAAATACCGCTAATGTTAAAAATGCAAGTAGTATGTTTGGCACTTGTAAGGCTTTAATTAGTATACCTTTGTTAGATATGGGGAAAGCCATTGCAATATCTAGTATGTTCAGTGTTTGTAGTGCTTTAGAAAGCCTAGGTGGGCTAAAAGATTTGGGTAAGGCATATCAAACAAGCCGACAAGAAAATTATAGTTCGTATACTCTTGATTTTTCTTCTTGCCCTTTACTAACACACGAAAGTTTAATGAATGTAATTAATAATTTATACGATATAAAAACAAAAGGTTGCAGAAATCAAAAACTTAATTTAGGCTCAACAAACTTGGCTAAATTAACTGCCGAAGAAATCGCAATAGCAACTAATAAAGGTTGGAATGTTACATAAACAAAGGAGTGATATTATGATACCATTAAAATTAACTGGTAAATTAATAGTTCGATCAAAATATGGATGGAGAATTCATCCTATAGAAAAAGTTAGAAAATTTCATCATGGAATAGATGTTGTTGGTGGTAGTGATATTTTAGCAACAGCTAATGGCAAAGTTGTAAAAGTTGTTAATAAAGGTAAAAAAGGCGGAACTATGTGCATAATCAGAATACAACATAAAGATTATCAAAGTGCTTATTATCATAATAAAAGCGGAAGTGCTAAAGTTAAAGTTGGAGATTATGTAAATCAGGGTGATTTTATAGCAATAACTGGTGATACAGGTGGAGCTACTGGAGTTCATTTACATTTTCAAATAGATAAAGGATCAAATGCTAGTAGTATAGACCCAACCGATTATGTAAAAGGTAAAAAAGAACTTAATGGATTATTAAGTTTACCTTTAGGAAATTATATTGTCATATCACCTAGATACGTACGTTATGGCGCTGGCACCAATTATGGAATTAAAAAAGTAAAAGAATTAACTAAAGATGGTCAAAAGCATTGTGTTAATCAAAAAGAAAATGCTAATGCTCAATATAAAAAAGGAACTGTATTCTCAGCTAAAGAATTTAAATATGCTAAGAATGGTGCTATATGGGCATGTACACCTAGTGGATGGGTATGTGTTCAAAGCCATAAAGGAAAAGCATATTGCAAACAAAAATAGAACGCGTATTATACATACGCTTTTTATTTTTCGCGTAATATACACACATTATAATAGAAAGAAGGAGAATGGAAATGAGTAAATTTATTGGAGTATTATTATTATTCTTAGTAGGAATTGTATTATTATTAGGAGATGCAATCGCATGGTTATTAAGTGTATTATACTTAATAATCGATGAGGTTATTTTCACTAAGAAATTTAATACAAAATTTAAAGAATTAAATGTAATATTCATTGATGAATTTAAAGACACAATTTCAAGCTTAAAATCTATATATGAAGAAGTCTAATTAACTTAGACTCTTTATATTTTCGGAAAGGAGAATGTTAATGGAATTAGCAATATTTGTGATAGGTTTTACGATTGGTTTTATTTTTTGCTTGATATTTAAACGAAAAGAATATGCATACGGTCAAGTAGATATAGACCCCATTACAGGATTATGTCGTTTTAGAATATCTAGTGATAAAATAGCAGATCCTAGAAAAAAACATGCTATTTTTAAAATTAATCACAATGTCGATATTTCGCGTGATGAACAGTGACTGTAATGAAGGGGGTAATTGTTATCATGTAAAAATAAAGGAGGATAAAACATGGACAA